TGATTATAGTCGTATAACAGAAGAGTCTACATCTGGATTAGAAGCTGCTACAAGGATCTTAGAGCAAAATTATACCAATAGAACTTCTGCTCAAACTATTGCTGCTTCTATGGGTACTCCTGCACATAGTAAGCAAAGATCTCAAATGATTGATGGATACTTTGCTCAAAATCCACTCTTCATATTGAATAAGTATGCTAATGAAGTTATAATGCATAATAGAGATTCTACATTAAAGGTTGATTATCTTCATTCATTGTCGAAATTAGGAGATCCTAAAAATAGTACTGAATTTGTACATAGCATGAGAAAATATTTAACTATGCAATATGAAAGGGCTTCTATTGGTACACGAAATAGGCCTGAGTGGGTTAATAAAACTGTTCGAATATTAAACAGTATAGAAGTATTAAAGTCCATGGGATTAGGTGTAGCTGGTGCTGCAAGAAACTTATTTAGTGCATCTTATTATATTGCTCATCAAGTAGCCAATGATATAAATCGTACAAAAAGGTTACTTAATAAAAAGGAATACAAAGAAGTTTTAGCTCATGTAGAGCATGAACAGGGATTTAAATTTTTAGAAAAAGGCTCTAAGCTTGGCTCTGGATTGGATGTTGTAGCAGAAGGAGCTTTAGCTGATGTTGGCATTAAAAGCAGAGAAGACATTGATATACAAATAATGCCAGATGGAAGAGCACAATTTGTACACAGGAATCCTAATGGAAGATGGGAGAAATTTACTGAAGCTCAAGATACTGTCATAGGTGGGACACTTTGGATGCATAGGTGGGGTGAAAATAAAATGCGTACATATATGTTCAGGACTGGCTTTGTCGATATGTATGATGCTATGGTTAACAATACTTTATTTATGACTTCAAAGGGTAATGACCCAATAAATATTGCAAAAATGGAAAAGAAGGCTCGTAAATTTGCTACTCAAGTAGGCTTAGAGACAGTAAATAAATGGGCATTTGAATATTCTGCATATCAAAAGGCTCCTATTATTAGTGGAACTCCTGTAAAAGCTGGAGAAAAAATGACAGGATTAGATTATACAACTGCAATTGGCTCTGTAGCAGGTCTATTCTTACATTATCCTATGAAATTTGCAGCATTACAGGCTGGAACTTTGAAAAATGCTGCTGATAAGGCTATAGCAGGAGACTTTTGGAACTCTGATACAAAAAATGTAATGGCTTTTGCTGGAGTATTCGGGTTGGTAAGAGCACTTTCATTAGCATTTAGTCAAGATTTACATCATTTAATGGAAAATGATACAGTAAATAGAATATCAAATTTGATTGATTATGCAACGGAAGAAGATCCTGAACAAAGAAAATACCAACGTGGTATTATTAATGATTTCACTGGTCCTATAGTACAGGATTTAATTTTCCTAGGGAATGTAGCTGGGCTATACAGTATGCCTGATAGCGAATGGGGCAAAATGATGATAGGTTACACTGATTATTATGATATGACTGAAGATGAGCAGCAACGAGCTAGATGGTTAAAATACTCAACTGAAATTGGGAAATGGAGAACAAGAATAGGTCCAGGGTTTATAGAAAATCCCGGAATGGATACTTGGTTAATGCAGGAGTTTGGAATTTATCCTCGTTCTTGGACTAGGAAACAACGTGCTACACTTTTAAGTAAGTTAGGAGCAGAACCTGTAGAATCTAAGGCTAAATCAAAGAAGAAGAAAGATCCCCTTTTATCATTAGCCCAAGATCTTGGCTCTTTGAGGAGGTAATTACAAAAAGCCTAGTCGGTTGTAGGAAATGAGATACTAAGTCTCATCAGTGGAATAATAGCTATTGAAATTTCACTATACTTCCATTCAATTCCTACTGCAGTTTCAATCATTATTGGAAATATTAAGAGGCTATATGTTACAGTTTTAGATTCTTCACTTGTTATTTTACGTATTCCAACTATATTATTGCCTATTATATTTTTGATTTCCATTTTAATCCCTTATCAAATCAATAAAGCTATCAAGTTCAACCACAGCATAGACCTTACTGTGATTTCTTTTCATTACCAAAACAGGAGTTCTGTCTGAGCTGTTTTCTTCGGCTTGAGCTAAAGATTTCCATAGGTCTAATCTCTCTACGTTTTTACATTCGAAGCTGTACTTAATAATTTTACGAGCAGCCGGGGAAAGAACGATATCTTCCCCTGACATACCCATTGTTTGCGATTTAATATCATCCTCTTCTAATTGAGGAAAAGTTTCCCTGAGAATATCTCTTAATAGATTTTGTAATCTTCTACCTTTAGCTTTCGCTGATTTCGCTGACATCTTTTGTCCCCTCCCATATCCATTTCTCTACAAGTGCTGCATCCTTTTCTATACTAGGCCTTTGCATGTCCGGAGGGGAGTTGTTGTGGGCCGTGGAGCCAACCATCACGTATGCTATCAACTTTGATATCGATATCATCGTCTCTTTGTCCAAATCCACAGTCTTCGGCCAAACGCTTTTGTGCTTTCTTAATTGTTTCATTATTCGCTCCTTTTAATAGTTTATTCATTCTCTCATCACGAAGAACCCATCGTAATGCTTCTATCCACCCCGCAGTAAATGAACGTTCTCTATCGCCTATTGGTTCTAATCTTTTTCGCAACTCCCATTGTTCTTTTATATTTATAATTATTTCTTCTTTATTCTTCATTTTCTACTTCTATATTTACATCCAATGCAGCTGTGAGCTCCGTCTTGATAGCTTCAGCGTCTTTTATAGCCTCCGCTAGTGTAGTAGCCCCTGAAAGCCTAATCCTACGTCTAGCCAGGCTAGTTACTGCATTTTGGAATGTAGATAACCAAGCTTTTTGAACCCATTTATCTTCAGAAGGTTTCCATTTGTTGATTATCCATGAGTGTTCATCTGAGCTTAGTGCCCATTCATCATTTATTTTTAAAAACATTTTTACTCCTTAAAAGCTTTGTCTTATTGGGTTTATCCTTTTTTTGTTCTACCATCAAAGATATCTCTTCTCTGGTCTTACCCTTACGTTTACCAATTCCAAATAGTATTTGATTACTTTCATAAATTTTAGATATCATTCAAAGAACTCCTTTTTATGTTTGTTTTTAGAACCTAGAATACCTGAGGCACATTTCTTGCATACCTTCTTTTCATATGGTTCTATTAGTTTGGCAATAGCAGGATGTGGAGACTGGATAAAGTAATTCACGGGCTTTATCCAGCTTGTTCCACAGCTATCACATTTGAAGTTAGGTAGTTTCTGTTGAGGATTCTTTAGACTTACTAAAGTCTTCAAGAGATAGCTCCAATTCATTTAATCTATCCTCTACTCTGTTGAGCCTATGGAAAATAGATTCTATTCTGTCTTCATGCTCTCCTATTCTATCCATCTTCTCCTCCTTTAATTTCATATGCTACTTCACCTGTTTTGGCATTAAATTTAGGTCCAATGGTTGTCTTAAATCCAGATTTGTCAAGAAATTTATCTAGATTTTCTTGGTCACTATCCTCTAAGGCCATACCCCACAACAAGCATAGATAAACTATAGCATCTTTCATTCTACCAGTTACATCTTCTCTTTGTGATCTATGCCCTTTTACCCATGCATTAATACCATCTATATGCTTAAGTAGATAAACCATTAATGCTTGTTCTCTAGATATATCTAAATTAGATCCAGCCCTTTCGAAATTAGCAAATACATTGTCTTCTGTATGTGCATATTCTTTTTGACCGCAGTCACGAGCTTTCTTTATTTTTGATATTATATCTAAAAACAAGTCATTAAACTGTTCTCGTTTCATATGACTCCTTTTCTATCTTATTGTTATTTACATTTAATTTAATATCTATATGCTCTCTTTCACGATTAGCTTCACATCTTATACGTAACTCTTCAATTAATCCTGTAGTTACACTTTTGGAAGGTATAACGGATAGTAATTTATTAGTATTATAAGCTGTTCTAAATGAACCTTTAGCAGATGCTATATTCATACTGCCTTCATGAAATGCACTCTTAGTTATTTCAGATACTGCAAATACAATTATGTTATGTCTTACTGCAAGTTCCATCATAGCTTGAGATGCTTCTTCAGTCTTCATATTAGGGTCTCTTTGTTTAGATTTAAACAATCCCATATGATCAACTACAACAATCTCTGGCTTTATTGGAAGCATAGCAATACGTTTTTCTAACTCATTTGCATAAGGACATGAATAATCAACTGTTAACCATTTAAATCTCTTATCCATACCATTTTGCATTTGCTGATAATGAGAACGTAACTCATCTTCAGACCAAGCCATCTCTATCTGAACAAATCTAGACCATATTTGTCTTGGTGACATTTCCATTTCTATAAAGTATGTAGGTCGCTTGAATCCATTAACTAAATTCTGTAACCACATGGTTTTCATAGACTTAGGTGGTGCTTGTATGATAACAACTTCACCTGGATATATAGGAAAGTCTTCACCTAAATATAAGTCTCCAAGATTAATTGGTTCTATATCACTTCTTAAGAAATTAATTAAACTAGTTTCCATTGCAGCTGAATCCATTACAGATTGGCTTTTCTTGGACTTATATAATTTGCATGTATCTTTACAATGCTTATCCATTACAGGGTCAGTACAACCATATCTATTCCCTTGACCTCCATGAGATTCATATGCACTTTTAACAATGCTTTCCATCTCCTTGACTGTAAAGGGACTGGTAGGATCATCAACTTGTAGTCTCCAATCTTCCATGATATTTCGTACAACTGCCTCAGGATACAACCATCTAAACCAAGCTGATAGTCTTAAAGCTGTAGCATGTCTTTCACCTTGAGCATTACTCGAAAGCATATTAGATATACAGGGATAATTAACTGGATCTGGATGTCTTCCTTGATTAATAAATTCAGGAATTATTTCTTCTTCAGTTTTATTTCTCTCTAACACATCAAATACTGGATCACATTCTAAGTCAAAGTCAAGTATTTCTCCAGGTTTATTTGCAATCTTATTCATATGTGCAGTTATATCTTTCTCATTTAAATCTGATCGACTAATATGAATCTTCCATAACTGTGCTTTTAAATTTTTAGTATTAACTACTCTTATTAATCTTAGCTTGTCAGTAACAGATGGGTCAGCATAATCAAATATACCCGCTGTAGTTAATGCATCTTTGACCTTGAGATGGAGATTCCTATCAGGCTTCCACCTAAAAGCAGTACTTGGTATTCCCACGTGAAATCCTTTGTTTCCACTAAAATAAAGACTATAAGGAATATTAAGATCATCAAGCAAAATCGTAAGACCGATAGCTTTTTGTCTGGCATTTTCGAGGTCATTTTTGTCCTTTCCATCTACATCTAATATAAATTCATCAGGCATATAAACAAGCCCATCAAATCCAGATAAGGTGTTGTTTTTACTGAAGTAATCTTTAATGCTGTCATCAAAATCATACAAGGACATATATGTATCTCTATCAATATTAGTCCAATTGCATACCTCTGAGTTATCTTGAAAGTAATGCCTTTGAGCTAATCCAAATGCAAATTCTTTTATCATTATATCTCCTATTTAAATAATGCAAGGTGCGCTAGTTGTCTTAGTAGGATACACCATACCTTGCACTATTAGTTATTTACTAATATGGCATATCATTAGTAACAGTTTCTTCCTCTACAGTATCTTCTAGCTTAGGCTGAATATAATCTTTGAAATACTTTTCAGCTCTACCTTTAAAATACTTTACATCTTTATCATTAAACTCTTCAACGATATTGGTAAAGGGCATTGGAGCAACCTGATTTAAGATACGAGTAAACTTTCCAGATTTATAGAAATAAACATTTACTGTTTTATCTTTTAATTCATCAGCATCGTCGTTCATTTTGATCACAGTTTCACCTTCAGCACTTTCTAATGCATCAGAAATACCGGCATTAGCAAATCTAAATAAATTGCCTATAGCAAATTCTTCTCCAGATTTACCAACCTTA